GTTATTCCACTCAACGATGGCGGCCTCCTCATTGCCGTGCCACATAGATCGCAGATTGCCCGGGCAATGCACCGGATCAGGACAGGTGACCATCTTCTTGGATCTACTCCTCACGATGATCCCCCCCCGACCGCAAATACAAGGCTTGGGCACGGGCTTTTCCTGCTTTTCTTTAGCCTTAGCCATATTTCCTCCTAACCCACCCCATCCGTGCATCCCACCATTGCAGGTAGGCGGCGCAGGGGGTGTCGCATATTTTATTTGCCTTGCAGCCCTCGCAAGGGCTGTGGCGTAAGTAGTTCCGGTATTCGTCCGGGTGACAGTAGCAGAACGCCTTGACCTCCACCGGCTGGGGCTGGCAGATTTTCCGGGCGTAGGCATTAATCTGCTTCTGGCGGTAGAGGTAGCGGATGCGCCATTTGTCACAGCCCGGACAACCGTATTCATCCCGGGCGCAGTGTTCGCATGGGGAGGGGTAATTCATAGTGCTACCTCCCTGTTCCACGCAACCTGCACCTCATGCCGAACCTCAGTATGCTTGTCCACCGCATGACCGCAGGTCAGACACTGCACACGCCACGGTGAGAGCTCCCCGGCTTGATATCGCATATAAGCCACATTCTCACTCCGGCACACCTTGCAGGGCAGCAAGCGAAAGTGGCTGTCGGGGGCTGGGTGTTTGATTTCGATGGTATTTGCAATTCTCATGTGCAAACACCTCCCAGCAACTGCTCCCGGCGTTCCTCGTAGATCGCATCTTCGTCAATTTCAGGCTCGTCATGCTCTTGGAGCCAGCTGGGATAGCCTGTCCGCTCAGCCCATCCGATCTCGGGATGTTCCAGCATCGTCACTCTCTCCTCCCTCCAGCATTCCGATATGCACTTGCCCAATAAAGGCCCTGACATTTCCGGGCAGCTTTGCAAGGTCCCGATCACGTTCCTGCCGAATCTTGAAGGACTTCTGGAAGTTCGAGCCGATTACCGACTGGACTGTTTCCGTATCCATCAGTGCCCATTCCCGGAGCTGTGTGGGACTGCCCACCGCTCGCTGTATCTCCGGCGGCAGTTTAGCAAACTCCTCAGCTGAGCCGTAAGCACTGTTCCTGAGTGCCGCCGAAACGATATTCCATGCCTCGAGTCCGGTCATTTCCGCCCCGGTGCCCATCATTGCAATCCGCTCTTTGATCTGACCGACAGCAGGCATAAAGCCCTTGGTGTCGGTTGCCATAAAGGCCTTTGCGGCGGTGACAACGACCTCGAAAGGCTCGTCAGCGAACATATCAGCCCAAAGATTGACCTTTACCTGTGCGGCTTCCTTCGACATACCGCGGAAAGCATCAGGGTAGTTGGCCTGCAGCAATGACAGCACCTGATATGCTTCCTGCTTATTCATTGCCAAACTCCTCCTTGTACATCTGAGCCAGCCGATCCAAGCCGTGGGAATAGCCACCGGCTTTCTTTCCAGCGTCCTTTTGGCTCTGCTTCTCCCGGCTTTCCCAGCCTCTTACTGCCGCTTTCCAGTCCTTCATAGGATTCTTGCCAACCCTCCAGCCGTTGGCTGTGTAGTAGTCAACAAACCGCTGCGGATCAACAGAAGAATAGCCTTGTTCCAGACAATATACCCGGACTTCATCGGCGGACGGAGGGGTAAAGCGATGGCGATTGTGCGGCTTGTCCGCACTATCTCCCTCTATATCCTTCTCCTTATCCTTCTCTTTCTCCTTTTCCTTCTCCTTCTCCTTCTCATTAGCTTTTTTGGGTTTTTCAGAAAAGCATTGGGTTTTTTGACTTTCAGTGGGTTTCGGCGGTCTGCCGCCTTTCTTCCCATTTTCGGACTGTTTTCGGCAATGTTCGTCATAACTTTTAATGTCCCTATCTATCTGCGACCTCAAGCCAGGGAATACAAAACGCTCGTTCCCACTGAGCTTCTCCGTTGCGCCCGTTTTGCTGTAAACCAACAAAGCCGTGAACAAACGGCCACGCTCGGCGTCGTTGAGCGGTTCCATGGCCTCTAGTATGCTGTGATAGGCATTAAAGAACTCTCTTGCCATAATTCCTCCTATGTTTCAAGGAGCCTGATTCCGTGCATGTAAAGCATCAGTTTTCTTTTAACGATGTAGTCAGCAGTGCGATAGCCCTTGCTGTCCTCCACGATATACTGACCATCCTTGTAATACGCGAAATCCGCTACGTAGTTAACCGATTTTTCAATCATTCGCCCCTGTTTTACGCCGCCTCTGGGGCCGATGGTGGGCGGCTCTCTGATTGCCGGGATCAGCTCAAAAGGCACCTGCCTTTCAAGCTGAGATATAACCCCGGCCTGCTCCAGCAGACGGAGTTCCCGCCAGCGCCGGAACTCCTTTCTGCTGTCAAAGGTTTCACCATCAACGGTGATCTTCTGGCTGTGGTATTTACTCATGGTTAGAACGGCAGCTGTGCGTCGTCGTCATCATCCAGCGGTGCGAAATCAGCCGCATGGTTGGCAACACTGTTGTCAGAATTACCGCCGGAGTTGCCATTCTTGCTCTCGCCAAAGTAGACATTATCAGCGACGACCTCGGCGCCGCGGCGGTTATTACCGTCTTTATCCTTCCACTGCCGGATCTGGAGCCGACCGGAAACAACGATCATGGAGCCTTTGCGGAAATGCTTGCTGACGAACTCGCCAGTAGCTCTCCAGGCCACGCAGTCGATGAAGTCGGTTTCCTTTTCGCCGCCGTCCTTGCCGGAGAAGTCCCGATCGACAGCTACAGAGAAGGATGTAACCGCAATGCCGGAACCGGTGCGGCGCAATTCAGGATCACGGGTCAGACGGCCCATGATCACAATGTGATTAAGCACCCTCGATCACCTCGCCGGTGGTTTCGTCCACCTCTACGTATTCCGTAACATCCGGCATATCCGCCATATCCTGCGCCAGCGTGTCCTTAACAGTTTCATCATTGGACAGCGCACGAACGAAGTCGGACTTCAGGGGAGCGTATTTCAGCGCACGTTTGAGAACGGTCTTCTTTGCCATCTCGTCAAAGTTGGTCTGCCAGGGGCCGTTTCCGAAGGTCTTGCTGTACTTCCTAGCGTGGGCCATCACTTCTGCTGCACTCATTACGCTGAAGCCGTAGCCGCCATCTTTGGTGCGGAACATGGCATAGTAGTGAGTAGGATCTCCCCGATCCCCAGTAGCAGGAGTGTGCTTCAGTTTAGGCTCAAGGCCCAGCTCATACTCGAATTTGTCATTGCTGTACACAGTATGGGCCTGCACAATGCTCACCTGGCCGGAGCGGTAGGCCAAATCGATAAGGCCCTTGTAGCCCAGCTGGAACTGGCACTGCTTGCCGTAGGGGATCAGATACGCCTGCCCCAGAGGGGTGTTGGGCTCAAGTCCCAGCTGTGCGGCGGTCATCATTGCGCCCAGGAAACTGCCGGGGTCACATTCTGCCAGCTTCTTGTTACCGGACACTGCGCTCAGTGCAATCCGGGTAAACCGCTCCGGGGTCATAACGCTGGGCAGTGCGGCCTTGATGCCGGGTGCCATATCGTTGATGTAGTCCTGAATGGTCTTGGGCTTCGTACGCTTCTGCAGCGCATTGTTTGCATTCTGAATCGTGTTATTTGCCATGGCTTATATCATCCTTTCACTTCGAAACGTCTTGTACCGGTAGTTTTGTGGTAAGGTGTCAGATCGACACCGGGGTTCTTTTTCATGAATGCGGCTTTGTCAAAGCGGTTGGTGGTGCACGTCTTCCATGATACGGACATATCTTCGTAAGTGCCCTTGCTGGCATTGCCCATGTAGGCCTTGATGCCATTGGCCGCTTCTTCCAGTTTCTCCTCCAGCGCTTTCATCTGCGCTTTAAGGTCGATATATTGACGGAGATTAGCACAAACCGGGGTAAGGTCAACCAATTCGCCATTGTCGGCGTAAATTGCATCCAAGGTCTGTCCGGTGGCAGGCATACCGTCTACGGCAGGCGGCGTATTCGCCGCGGTTTTTTTCAAGGATCATCGCTTACAGGCCCCGCACAAAAGGAATGATCTCACGGGCGATCAGGGCCTTCTGCTCCTCGGTCGGCTCGCCGAAGGGATGGCGGCAGACGCCAAAGTCCATACCGAGCTGATTAAGCACTTCCTTCTCGGCAGCCATCACGCCCACGCGGCAGAGGATGGCGATGATGCGGTTGGCCTCCTGCTGGAGGGCCTGCGCCTCGGCGATGCGGTTCTTTTGGAAGAGCTGCTCGATCTGCACGAACTTGTCGGCCATAAAGTTGTAGGTGCTGCC